TAATATGGATAATATATTTTTAGCAGCAGGAATTATATCCGTCATTTTTTTTATTGCAAAATTTTTAGAAATGCAATATGTTGACAAAGAACCTAAACCTTTTAAAATTTTAATTAGAGATTCTTTGTTAGTTTATGTAAGTGTTATAAGTGGTTATTTTATTTTAGATCAATTAAAACCAGTAATTAATGAAATAGAAATACCTTCAACACCGTTAGTATTTACAGATAATCCTTCATTTTAACGACCAGTCCATACTTTAACAAATGGGTTTATTACTTTTTTATGTTTTAAATCATTATTATAATCATCATAATTGTAAGCAAAAGCTCTTGGTGATCTCATAATATCTCCAAATAATGATTTTATTTTTATTAATTTAGGATATTCTTCACAAAATAATAATCCTAAAATTCTTTCTAATGAACATCTATCAGATCTATTATGTATAAAATTAATTAAATTGCTAATCCTATATCTATTTTCTATTCTTTCTAAAAATCCCAATTTAATGTAGCATTGTCCTCCAAAACATAAATTAAACTTATCATTTGAGAAACCTAGATTAATTACCATCTCTTCCTTTTTATTAATTTTTCTTATTAATGAATTATTATTTTTTAAACCAGAAGCTATACGTAAAATATTGTGAATATTTTCTTTATCATAATTATGATGCCATAATGGTAATACCGGTAATGCAAATGTTTCAAACGGAATTTTTTTGTGAATAAATAAACTATCGTGTATAATTACGGCATTAGGAAACCATTTATATTTTAAATAATAATAATACGGCAAAAGTTCTCCCCTCTGTGGAAATTCTGATTGAATAATAGTCAAATTTTTATAATCAAAATCAGCCTTAATAAATTCTTGATTACTGTTATCATCAATGATAACGATTTTTCTCAAAGGATAAAAAGTTCTAATAAGTTTAACAGATTGATTCCAATACCTATTTGTGTTTTCTGAATTAACGTGCCTTGTAATAATAAATCCATAATTTGACATAATATTATTATAGAGAAAGATAATAATATTTTTATAACAATTATATTTGTTACAAATTTACTGACACCAATTTATGAAATATAAGATGGTAATTCATCAATATTTATAATAATTTCATTTTTTGGAATATTTTTATTTGATACTAAAAATTTACTAAATTCTTTACGTTCTAGTTGAGATTGTGGTGTGTGATTATGGACATAACGTGCAATCATTTTATATAATTTAAAATCCGGATAACGTTCATCTCCGTTATTTTTATATAATATATTCATACCATTATCATCAATACACCATTCAATTATTAGTTTAACTAATGGAGGACAATCTTCAATATTTTTAATCATTACATAATCATCGACAACATAATCAAAAATAGAACAAGCTAATCTACATAGATCAAAACTAAAATTAGGTTCTAATCGGGGTTTTTTATCATTAAAATATGGTTCAGTATTATATTGTGTTGCTGCATCTCCTCCTGTTTGAAAACTATCACTACAAAATATTTTACCGTTAAACTTATATATTGCACGCCCAAAATCTATCAATTTATATATTTTTCCAAATGTTGGCACTTTATAATGTTTTTTTTTATATGTGTAATAAATAAATTTTTTTTGAGTAGAAATATACATTATATTATTAGTATGTAAATCATTATGAGTAAATGAAAACATTTTTTGATAAGTAATTAATATCATTATGACCTGCATTAGAGCTGAAAACCATTCATCTTCGCTTAATGTTTTATTAAGAATCAAGTTGTCTAACGTATTTTCACAATTTTCCATACAGATAACTTGAACCGGAAATTTAGGGATTGTAAGAGTAATAGATTCTTCTTCAATACTCGATGAATCAGAATCGTATTCTTCATAATTATTGTTATCGTCGTCGATTTTATCGTCGTCGATTTCTTTAATAAGTTCATTTAAGCTTTCAGAACTAGATTTTTTATCATTTGTTAAAAATTCATTGTTTTCTTCATTTTCACGATTAGTATATTCTAATTCGTCAGATTCTTCACTTTCATCTTCTTGTGTATGAGATGTCCTTGATGAACAACTTGATCCTGATTTTAAACTTTCAGATTTATGTTGATTAGTTACATCAAAACAACTAGAATTAGTTATATCAATTAAATCAATACCAACACTTTTAATATCATCAAGAGATAATGATTTTTCACTATCAAATATATTTTCAAAAATAGTATCATCAATTGATTTAACTGATAAATTTGACTTTAAACTTGTAGAAATAGTTAATGGTTGTAATTTTTTAATTTCATCATTGCTAACTAAATGTGAATAATCTTCAACATTAAATAAAATACCTTTTTGTTTAATAAAAAATTCCGATTGTATTAAATAATCAAGATCATCAATAATGTTAATCTTATAATCATTTTTAATTGCTAAAAATGAGCCATAATAATCAAGACCGTGTATAAATTGATGTTCATAAAGAACTTTGCTCGTTAAAAACGAAAAAAATCCATCAATAAATGAAGAATTATTAGAATCAGCAATTTTACTATGCACTTTAATAGATTTATCAAATGAAGGTAAGTTAAATAGATTAGTATCATTATAATTATATTTTCCAACTAAGTATTTAAATGGGTCTAATAATGGCGCCATTTTAATAAAAACTTGTTGCGTATTATCAATATCTTCTCCATCAATGTTGGTAATATTTTTAAGTTTACAATTAAATATATGTTCATCATCATAATCTTTATTTTTTGTATCTTTAATATCAAAAATAGACCATTGATGGTTTAAATTAATAGAATTCCAATTAGTATTATTCAATGAAAAAAATCTATCATATATAGGAATATAATTTTGAACATTGCTTAAATTAATTTTTTTGTTAGTTTGAAACTTATTGAATAAGTTGACATTCTTTCTTTTTTGATAATTTACTGAAATAGTCATTAGCTAATAAAAATATTAATTTAAGTTATATTTAACTTATTATTTTTACAAGTTATAAAATAATCCTTAATATTTCTTATTTGATTAAAATTATTTATTACATAAAATAATAAATAAATTTGTTAATTCGTAAAAATATTATAAAATAAATTAGTTTTACATGTATATATGAATTTAGAGTTAAAACGTTTTGATATGAAAACTATTAGCTTTAAGCCAAACGAATCAAAAGGACCAGTTATTGTATTAATAGGTAGGCGCGATACAGGTAAATCGTTTTTAGTAAGAGATCTATTATATTATCATCAAGATATTCCGATTGGAACTGTTATTTCTGGAACAGAAGAAGGAAACGGATTTTATGGTAAAATGGTTCCAAAATTATTTATTCATAATGAATATAACACAGCAATTATTGAAAATATTTTAAAAAGACAAAGAGGAGTTTTAAAACAAATTAAAAAAGAAATGGAAAGTTTTAAACGCAGCACAATTGACCCGAGAACATTTGTGATTCTTGATGATTGTCTTTACGATAACACGTGGGCTCGTGATAAAATGATGCGACTTCTCTTTATGAATGGGCGTCACTGGAAGGTAATGTTACTCATCACGATGCAATATCCATTAGGTATCCCTCCAACACTGAGAACTAACATTGATTATGTATTTATTTTAAGAGAACCATATATCGCAAATAGAAAACGTATCTACGAAAATTACGCTGGTATGTTTCCAACATTAGAATCATTTTGTCAGGTGATGGATCAATGCACCGAAAATTTTGAATGCTTAGTTATAAATAACAACGCAAAATCAAATAAATTACAAGACCAAGTATTTTGGTATAAGGCTGATGCTCATAATGACTTCAGATTAGGTTCAAAAGAATTCTGGGATTTATCAAAACAAATTAATGATGATGATGACGATGGCGAACAATATGATCCAAATAACGTTAAGAAACGTGGTCAGGGTCCAAAAATAGCCGTAAAAAAGAGTAAATGGTAATAATTATTACAAATCCGTTTCATCATGATAATGATATACAAATTTGATATAGATAATATATAATAAACCGAAAATTAATAAAATAGTAGGAACATATATTTCAGGTGCATTATTTGCTACGCCATAAATAATAAGTAAAATTTGAGCAATCACATTACCTATAAGATATAACCAATTAAAACTAGCGGTTACTTTGGTCTTATGAACTTTTAACAAAAGAGACAAAAAAGAAAATACATTAAACATTAAAGAAGTTGTCGCTAAAACGCCGTATTTACCCATATATTATACTTTTAAGAAAAGTATAGCAAAATTACTTTTAATAAATTTGTAAAAAAAACCGCAACACAAATTTATAATTTATTTTAAATTATACAAATTATAAATTTTATTTTTATGCATTTCTTAATAGTATTAGATTTAATATATTTTTGCTATACTTTTCCTAAAAGTATATATTTAATCATTTTTTTTAACAAAAGGTCCTGATTTTAATTGACTTTGACCATAATCAGTTTTACCAACAACAACATTTTCCCCTTCAAATAATTCACTTCTAATGTCGGCAACAGAGATGCTATCAGTTTCCTTAGAACTAAATGTTTGTTCAGTCGTATTATGTCCAGCTCCAACAAGGTTACCTTCTTCATCGATATCTTGAGTAAGAACATTACCGTGTTTTTCAGCGTTCTTTTTATTTTCATCAATTGCTTTTTGTTTAGTTTCTTTGATACGTTGTTCAAAAGTAGCTTTAGCAATTTGTTCATTTTTCTTCTTTTCGCTTGCGAGTTGATTCAGTTCTTCTTCCATATATTCAACCCGTCCAGTCTTATAAGCTTCAGGTTCCCATGGAAGCCAAGTTCCAACAGGACCAACAAAAACGTCAAAATGTGGATCAGTTTCTCTTAAAAGTTTAGCGCGTAATTCGGCCTCTTCTTGAGTAGAAAAATTTCCTCTAGATTTAAATCCTCTAACGGATGTTTGGAAATTATGTTTTACACTAAATTTCTTTTCAAGTTCATCTTCTTCACGATCTAAAAATGTCTTATAATCATCTTCAATTGATGAATTAACTATTGTTTCGCGTTCTTCCTTAACAAAAGTTTCAAAATCCTTTATAACTTCTTCAAATTGTAACTTATACTTAAATGATACGAAGTTTAGGAATTGATGGAATTTTTCCATAGATTTATTCATTTCCCATTGTTTTAAGAACTCTTCAAAATAAAACATTTCGCGTTGCTTTAGGAGTTTTTCTGGAGAAATAAAAGAAAAACATCCAAAATTTTGCCCAGCTATAGGTTTATCTACATCTAATAAATCAACATATCTAGGATTAGGAGAACCGTCCTTTTTTTGCTTTCTTTCAAATCCCTTTTTAGTGGAAGTATTTTTACTCATCTATAATATTTAGTGAATAGTTATTTTTAAGTTTTAATTTATTAAATTATTATTTTTTTCTTTTTATTTTATATAATGATGGGTATGTTTGATGTTACTGAACTTATTAAGCGTATTGTTAAGTATTTAATTGAAGGTTTAATGGTTGCTATCGCTGCTTTTGCTATTCCTAAACGTTCGTTGAATCTTGAAGAAGTTGCATTGATTGCATTAACTGCTGCTGCCACTTTTGCTATCTTGGATACTTACATTCCTTCTATGGGTGTAACTGCTCGTTCAGGTGCAGGTTTTGGTATTGGTGCAAATCTTGTTAGATTTCCTGGGGGGTTTTAACTATAATACAGTGATAATTCTTTAATTTTTTTTAATATATTATTTTTTAATCGTAATATAATATATTATGGCAAAGCATAGATATAGTAGAAAGATAAGAGGACAAAAAAGAAATAAAATGTATTCGAAAAAAATTAGAGGTGGTTATGATAGTGATGATGAAGAATACAGATATGAGTCCCCTCCTCCTCCATTAAGATTAAGTGATTTGGATTCTTATAGCTCACAAGGTTCGCAAAATAATGGTTTTTCACAAGAAAATTTACAATCGCAAAGAACTAATTACGATGATTATAGTCTTGATAATTCACAAGGTTCACAAAATAATTTTTCGCAAGGAACTAATTATAGTGTTTATTCGCAAGGTCCCTCATTAGATATAGAAGATTTAGATACAACAAAACAAAAGGAAGAAACGCTTAAACGTTCATTTGACTCACAAGAACCAACAACAGAAATTGATCCTAAAAGATTAAAAATGGATCCTAAAACCGATTATGATACTGAAGATGAAAAATCAGATGACGATGAACCAGACGCATACGAATCAGCAAATGAGTTTGATTTTAATGGTGGTTTAAAAAGAAAAACTAACAAAAGAAAATCAAAAAAATCAAGAAAATCAAGAAAATCAAGAAAATCAAAAAAAACGCGTAAAAATAAAAAAAGACGTCAACGTGGAGGAATTATAATGTAATACTAAATTTAGAAAAATTATTTAAACAGTTGGTATAAATTCCCAATCTAATTCAATGCACATTTTTTTCCAGGTTTCGTCTTGTTCAATAAGTTTTTCACGATCTTTTAATAAAGGAATATCGTGTAAATATTGTGTTTCTTCGAGAAGTTCGCAAAATTTAAAAAGCACATAATAATAATTTAAAAAATTAACCCGATAATCAGGAGAAGTTTTAGCGTAAGGTGCTTGTATTTCCATAAATAGATTACATAAAGTATCTTCTAATTCTGGACTAAATACAGGAGGTTTAATTCCTAATTTATTTTTAATAAATGCGATATGTTCATAATATTTATTAAAACCCAATTTTTTTAGAATCTCTTTAGTTTTATGATGTGTTAGTTGTTCGATGCCAATTCTTTCTTTTTTAATTTGTTGTTGGATTTGTTCAACGACATCATCAGGTATTTGTGT